GAGATGAATAATTATGTCAAATGAAAATGTAGTAAGTATGGTCGATTCTTTATCAAACGGCGACAATGTTGCCGCTCAGGATGCATTTAAAAGTGCATTAACTGACAAAATTGGTCAAGCGTTAGATGACAAAAGACAAACTGTAGCAAACGATTGGTTGAATGCTGGTGATAATTTTGAGGCAATAGACGCTGAATCACAATTTTCTGGTAGTTCAAGTGCCGAAGATAATTTTGACGCTGTTGCAACAGAAGTTGATTTTGAAATTGATGACGACCAAGTAGAGGAAGATTAAATGAGCGACCTGTCGTTTAAGAGGTTTACAATAAAACTGAATGAACGCAGGTATAGTGGTCCTCAAGGTTCTGCGGAGTTTAATAAATTATCTCCAAAGATGAGGACTGCAATCTTAGATATGTATTCTATGATTAGTAAAGCTCCAGACCCTATTGTGTCAAAGATTGAAGGTATTATTAGAGCGACATCAAAGAAACACGGTGTTAGTGTTTATGATATAGAAGATTATTTTGACAACGAATTAATAAAATAAAGGAGAAACAATGTCATTCGTAACAACAACAATGAGAGATACATCAATCGTTACAGGATCCGCTAGTGGCGGTTATGTAACAGTTAAGGCAACTTTTGCTAGTGATACTGCAACTAACCTTATTTTAGATGGCGGTGGTTTAAAAGGATTTGTAAACGGTTGTAAGTTAGACCTAATAAGAGCGTGGTGGTCATTTTCAATAGGCAATTATGATACTGATAACAGTAACGATTGTATTATTGAATTTAAATCATCTGGAACTGATGTAGTTGCATTACATCTTTCTGGAACAGGACATTATGATGGTTCTGCTGGAACAATTTTAGGTACCGCTGTAAACACAACTGTAACATCATCAGATATAACTGCACAAACAGCAACAACATCTGGGTTTGTTATTTTAGAATTTAAAAAAAATGGCGCTTGGGTTGCATAAGACTTATGTCTATTACAAATGTACCGGTTGTTGATATCATTTCTAAATACAATGTTCAATCAACAGGTATTGGAAGTGAAACTAACCAGGTATTGGTTGACGCCAGTAAACTTTATCAAGCGACAAATCAATCGTTGGTAAGTTTAATTGAGTGTTACTATTTGATAGAGGGAACAGGAACACTAACAATTAGTGCAGTTGGAACCTCTGAAAATGTCGTAACAAGTAATTTAACTTTTACTGGTAAGGGTAAGTATGGATTACGACCCGACCAGTTAAAGTATGGTAACAATAAACAATTGTTATTAACAACGGACTCGGATGTAAAGAGTTATTTGTTGGTAACAGAATTTAGGAGAAATAATTAATGGCTGATGTTGTAACAAGTCAAACTTTAGTAGATACGACAGGAACAAAAACTGTTATTAAGTTTACTAATATAAGCGATGGTTCAGGTGAAACACTTGTAACAAAAATGGATTCTAGTGCATTGACATTTATGACCGAGGATGCAACAAAAAAAGTTGCAAAAATTTGGTGGTCAATTAATACTACAAATGGTAAATCAGGTGTAGAAATATTGTGGGCAGGTAGTGGAACAAGTTCTGCTAATGCAACAATAGGATTTTTCTCTGGTACAGGTTATCACGATTACTTTACAGCAGGTAACAGTATTCCTAACAATGCAACCTTAACAGCAAATACAAGTCCTGCAGGCGATATATTACTCTCAACAAAAGGTTTTGTTTCGGGTGATAATTACACAATAATATTAGAAGTGAGATAAATGACAAAAAAGAACAAAGACTATTCTAAAGAAATACTCGAAAGAATAGTAGGAACAAAATCAAAGGCAACTTTAGCTGAGAAGTTTAAAGAAGCATTTGTTGAGAAATATGGAATTAAAAGAGAAGAATTAAAAAAAGGAATTGTAGATAAAGTCTATAATAAACAAGAGAAGGTATAGAGATGAAACTAATAACAGAAACAATCGAAGATATCGAAGTATTGACGGAAGCAACCACTAATGGTGGTAAGTCATATAAGATAAGAGGTGTCTTTATGCAAGCGGATATTAAAAACCGTAATGGTCGAGTCTATCCAGTAGATACTCTTGCTAAAGAAGTTAAAAGATATACAGAAGCGTTTATAAACAAGAAACGTGCTTTCGGAGAACTAGGACATCCTGACGGACCAACAGTTAATCTTGAAAGAGTTTCACACATGATTACTAGTCTTAAAGGTGAAGGTAAGAACTTTATTGGTGAGGCAAAAGTAATGGATACTCCTTACGGCAAAATCGTTAAAAATTTAATTGACGAAGGCGCTCAACTAGGTGTATCTTCAAGAGGTATGGGTTCAATTTCTAACGGACGTGTTGGAAAAGACTTCTATCTTGCTACAGCAGCTGACATTGTTGCAGACCCATCAGCGCCTGATGCTTTCGTAGAAGGTATCATGGAAGGCAAAGAGTGGGTATGGGATAATGGTATACTGAAAAGTATAGAAGTTGAACGATATAAGGAAGAAATAGAAAGAACTAGACGCTCAGAATTAGCAGAAGTTAAATCTAATATCTTCAAAGACTTTATAAGAAAACTGTAACAAAACCTACGCAGATTTTTTGATTTGCGAAGGGTTTGAAATGGTAGTTGTTATAAATAATAGTAACTGAAAAATTAATTAATTTTTACAAGGAGACCGAATGTCTGAAACCGAAATTAAGAAAGTAGAAGGTATGGAAGAGCAAAGCAATCTTGCAAACAAGGATGCTGCGCCAGCTGAACCTACTCACCTTAAAAATGACGCCGAAGATTTGGGCAAGGCAGTAGTTAAACCTACTGATCCTGATGGCCAAACTGGAGCGAAAAAGGTTAAGAAAGTATCGGATCAAACAACTAAAAATGCTAATGACGGATCCCTACCGGATGACCGTAACCCTAGCAAATCTGTGAAAGAAGAAGAATTAGAAGTAAAAGACGGTGTAGAAACTGTTGCTGAAACTAATGAAGAATCTGAAATGGAAATTGATTTGACTGATGATGTTAAAGCATTAGTTTCAAGTGACGCTGACCTTTCTGAAGAATTTAAAGAAAAGGCTGCAACTATATTTGAAACCGCTGTTAGAACAAGAATAAAAGAACAGGCAAAGATTCTTGAAGCAAAGTATGAAGAAAAACTTTCAACTGAAACTGAAACTGTAAAAGTAGCTATGGTAGAAAAAGTAGATTCTTACCTTAACTATGTTGTTGAAGAATGGATGAAAGAAAACGAATTAGCAGTTGAGAGAGGTATTCGTACCGAAATTGCTGAGGACTTCATTACTGGCCTTAAAGGTCTTTTCAAGGAACACTATATTGAAGTTCCTGAAGAAAAGTACAACGTACTTGACGACTTAACAAACCAAGTTAAAGATTTAGAAAGCAAACTAAATGAACAGATTGAAAAGAATGTAAATCTAAGTAAAGAAGTTTCTGAATCTACAAGAACAAGTCTAATCGCTGATGTAATTGTTGATTTAGCAGATACAGAAAAAGAGAAGTTTGTGAAAATGGCTGAGAATGTTGAGTTTGAAAGTGCTTCAAAATTTAAGGAAAAATTAGAAACTGTTAAAGAATCTTACTTCCCTAAAACTAAAATAGAAGAAGCAACATCTACGGATGAAGTTGATTCTGTGGCGGCGAATATACCTGCTGACGCTGGTACATCCGATGCTATGGCTGCATACACGGCCGCTATTTCAAAAGACCTTAAAACTTTAAATCAAGTAAAGCTTTAAGGGTGACACTAATTAACAATTAATAGGAGAGATAAAATGTATCTTACTGAAAATTTACAAGAAAAGTGGCAGCCAGTCCTAGAGCATCCTGATTTACCAAAAATCAATGATTCTTATAAGAGAGCTGTTACAACTGTTATTCTTGAGAACCAAGAAAAAGCAGTTAGAGAAGACCGTGGCTTTATGTCAGAGGCTGCACCAAGCAACTCTGTTGCTGGCGCTGGTGTTGATAACTGGGATCCAGTTTTAATATCATTAGTTAGAAGAGCTATGCCAAACCTTATTGCTTACGACATTTGTGGCGTTCAGCCGATGACTGGTCCAACTGGACTAATCTTCGCAATGAAATCACGATTTGGTACTCAAGACGGTGCTGAAGCATTATTTGACGAAGCTAATACTGAGTTTTCTGGCGATAACGCTACTACAGACAACGCTACTGCATCTGGTGATGCTCAAGCGGGAACAAATCCTTCAATCTTGAATGATGCTTCCCCTAGTGCTTTCACTACTGCTTCTGGTTTAACAACTGCTGGAGCTGAGGCTCTTGGAGACGCTTCTACAAACGCTTTTGCTGAAATGGCTTTCTCTATCGAGAAAACAACTGTTACTGCAAAATCAAGAGCTCTTAAAGCAGAATATACTATGGAACTTGCTCAAGATTTAAAAGCAATTCATGGTTTAGATGCTGAAACAGAACTTGCGAACATCTTATCAAGTGAGATTCTTGCTGAGATTAACCGTGAAGTAGTAAGAACTATTTACTCACACGCTAAAGCGGGTGCTCAAGTAAATACAACTACTGCTGGTACTTTCGATCTTGACACCGACTCAAATGGTCGTTGGTCAGTTGAGAAATTCAAAGGACTTCTTTACCAATTAGAGAGAGATGCCAATGCTATTGGTCAACAAACTCGTAGAGGTAAAGGTAACCTAATTATCTGTTCTGCTGATGTAGCTTCTGCTCTTCAAATGGCTGGTGTATTAGATTACGCTCCTGCGTTAGCAACTAACTTAAACGTTGATGATACTGGTAATACTTTTGCTGGTGTACTTAACGGAAAATTCAAAGTGTATGTTGATCCATATTCTGCGAATATTGCTGCAAGTCAATTCTACGTTGCTGGATACAAAGGTACTTCACCTTACGATTCAGGATTGTTTTATTGCCCATATGTACCTTTACAAATGGTAAGAGCAGTTGGTCAAGATAGTTTCCAACCTAAAATCGGGTTTAAAACTCGTTACGGAATGGTTCAAAATCCTTTCGCTACTTCTGGTGGTGACGGTACTTTAGACCTATCAGGTGCTGTTGCAGCTGCAAAACAAAATATATATTATCGTAGAGTTAAAGTTTCAAACATTATGTAATTTTACTTTTATAGAAGAAAAAGGGGGTCTTTATGACCCCTTTTTTTGGTTTTATAAATATCAATGTCATAACTTATGAATAGATGACTTTACTGTGCAGGTGAGGCACAAAAGGAGAACTATGTTTAAGATAACATTGACTTACTTGATAGCTGTAGTGCTTTCAAGTATTTTAGCATTCCCACTACAAGCAAAATCCCCCAAAATAGGTTTCATTTATATAGGTCCACCAGGTGACCATGGATGGACATATCAACATGACCAAGGTCGACAAGACATTGAGAATGATTTGGGATATACAACCACTTATATTGAAAATGTTCCAGAAAATGCAGACGCTGTGAGAGCAATAAGAAGTCTAGCAGAATCAGGACATGATTTAATATTTACAACATCCTTTAATTACATGGATCAAACTCTGGAGGTTGCAAAAGACTATCCAGATGTAAAGTTTGAACATGCTACAGGATATAAAAGAACTGATAATATTTCAACATACTCAGCAAGATTTTATGAAGGTCGTACCATCATAGGACATATTGCAGGTAAAGAAACAAAGACAAATATAATTGGTTATATTGCTTCGTTTCCTATACCCGAAGTTATAAGAGGTATTAATGCGTTCTATTTAGCAGCAAATAAAGTAAATCCAAATATTGAATTAAAAATTATTTGGGCATTTACTTGGTATGATCCAGGTAAAGAAGCAGATGCTGCTAGTACTTTAATCAATCAAGGTGCTGATATTATCGTTCAACATACAGATACATATGCACCATGTCAGGTGGCTGAAAAGGCAGGAGTTAAAGCATTTGGTCAAGCAAGTGACCAGTTTAAGTTTTGTCCTAATGCTCAACTGACAGCAATTATTGATGATTGGGGTTCTTACTATGTTGCAAGAGCGAAAGCAGTTGCAGACGGTACTTGGGATAGTACAGACACATGGTGGGGATTAGACAAAGATATGGTGAAGATGGCAAAGTATACCAATATGTCACCTGAAACTAAATTTGAAGCAATCGCATTAGAGAACGATTTGAGAGATGGTAAGATTCATTCTTTTGAAGGACCAATCTATAATCAAGCAGGAGAATTAGTGATACCAGAAGGACAAGTAGCGGACGATGGCATGCTTGCAGGTATGAATTTTTATGTTGAAGGTATAGAAGGTAAGTTACCACAATAGTAATCAAATATTAATGGGGGGTTTTTCCCCCCTTATAAATAGTAGTATGACAGAAACAAATGTAAATTTACGAGCACCCGCTATAATAGACTATGCAAGTCCTATTCAGTTTAGATTTAAATGTACTAAATTACCTGAAGTAGAATTTGCTTGTCAAACGGCAAATGTACCAGGTATATCATTAGGTGAGGGTACACAGGTAACACCTCTAAAAGATATATCAATTCCTGGAGATAAAGTTTCGTATGGTAGTTTAGATGTATCATTTCTTGTAGATGAAAATTTAAACAATTATAAAGAGGTACATGATTGGATAATAGGAATAGGTTTTCCACAAAATCATACTCAATTTGCAAATTTACAAGCTGCAGGATCAGATAGATTTCCAGGTTCAACAGCAGGTTCTGTTGTGCCAGGTGTTGGTGTACCACAACCTCTTTCAGAAGGAGGTATATATTCAGATGCTACATTAACAATATTAAACAGTAAGAATATTGCTAAAACAGAAATACGATTTCAAAATGTTTATCCAACAAGTCTTGGTGGATTATCATATGATGTCAAACTAAGTGATGTTGATTATTTACAAGCGGCTGCAAGTTTTAGTTATATGTACTATGATATAGTTCAGATTTCGTCTACTTAAGCCTTGACAAAACACCGAAAAGGTGATATAATGGTATATTATGACATTAGAAGAATTACAACAAGCAGTTGATAGAGATTTTAAACTAGATGATACAGAACTAGATACAGAATCAATTAAGATACCTCTATTACACAATAAATATCTACAACATTTTAATAAGTTTTCTTTATTATTAAAGAAGGCTGAATACGAACATAAGGTTCTCGTTAGGCAGAAGTGGGAATACTACACAGGTAAATCAGACCCTAGTGTATATAAAGAAAAACCATTTGACCTCAAAATACTTAAATCTGATGTTCACATTTATATGGATTCAGATGAAGATTTACAACGAGCGGATCAAAAGACAGCATATCTTAATCAGGTAGTTAAGTATCTTGAACAGGTTTTAAGAAGTATAAACAATCGAACATTTTTAATTAAGAACGCTATTGAATGGAAGAAGTTTACGAGTGGTGCAATCTAATGGATCATCAAAAAATATTTTACACTAACTTATTTGTTTTAGATGATTTCTATAAAGATGATACAGACTCTATGAAGAAGTATATTTCAGAGTTATGGACAAAAAGAGATTACGATAATAACTGGCAAACTAAATCAGCAAACTTACATAAACAAAAAGAGTTTAAACATTTTGTTGACTTGGTTATGGCTACAAGTCATTCAATACTAAAACAATTAGACTACAAGGTAGACGATATTATAATAACCGATATGTGGGCAAATGTGTTAAGAGAGGGTGAGAATCATCAAGCACATACACACTCCAACAATTTTTTAAGTGGTACTTATTATTTACATTCTGATAAAGGCGCTGGGATAACATTTCATGATCCTAGACCAGCAGCAGATGTACTTGTACCTAGAAAAAAAGAAGTAACATTAGATAATGCAAGTTTATTAACTTATGCCTCTAAACAAAATAGAGCTATAATTTTTCCATCTTGGTTACCACATTGGGTTCAACAAAATAAGTCTAAAAATAAGCGCATAAGTATAGCGTGGAATATTCAAATCAAAGGACAAATAGGAGAACACCATGAATTCCAGTCAGCAGTTATCTGATTATATATTTTATTATCCAGACGCTATGGATAGTGAAACTTGTAACAATATTATAAAACATTACGACATAGTTCCTTCGTGGAAACAATCTACATTTTCAACAACAACAAGTAATACAGGCTCATCTAAAGTTTCTATGGAAGAATATTGGATTGGCAAACCTTTACCTTACTGTGAAGATATAGAAAAGACATTTAAGTATTGTGTAGATGATTATACACACTTTCACAATACTATTAAATCAACAGAATATACAGATTATAGATTGAACCGATATAGTCAAGGTGGTTTTATGAAAAGTCATATTGATAGTATTCATCATAGTCATGGACAGAAACAAGGTTATCCACATCTTACATCATTAATATTTTTAAATGATGATTATGAGGGTGGTGATTTTGTATTATGTGGTGAAAAATATATTGAAAAAATACAAGGCTCTGCTATAGTTTTTCCTTCTAACTTTATGTTTCCACATGAGGTAAAAGAGGTTACAAAAGGAAAAAGGTATAGTATAATGACATGGATACTTTAACTCATGGAAACTCTTATCATAGAGAAGAAAGATGAGGTATATCTTACCGTTGATGCCGACCCAAATGTTCAACGAGAGATATCAGAATTTTTTACCTTTTATGTTCCCGGTTATAAATTTATGCCTGCATTTCGTAACAGAATGTGGGATGGTAAGATAAGACTATTCTCACAAAAGACCAAAGAAATATACTTTGGATTATTTCCTTACATCAAAGCATTTGCTGAAGAACGTGGTTACTATATTGTACCAGGTAAAGATGTTGATGTGGATAATAAAGTAGATAGAGATATCGTTACAAAGTTTTCTAATAGTTTAGGTCAATCGTTTGAGGCAAGAGATTATCAGATAGACGCTATATATCATAGTTTAAAGTTCAATAGGGCGCTCCTACTGAGCCCTACAGCATCAGGTAAGTCTTTCATCATCTATGCTCTGATAAGATA